AACACTGGTATCAATACCTTTAATGCTGATGTTATTCAGTCTCCATCTATTATTGTTGGTGTAGCAACGATTACTGCTGCATCTGGTGGAGTTAGCACGGTAAGAAGTTCCAATAATGCTTTCCCATCAGCATTTAAAGTTGGTGATCTTGTAGAGTATACAAACTCATCAGCAACTCTAACTGATTCAACAATGTCCAGAGTGACAAGTGTTGGAACAGATACTATTGCAATTGAAGCAGTTACTGTAGTTCCTGGAGTTGTCGCAGGAGCTCTCCCAACATCAAGTATCAATGTTAGTGACTTTAGATTAGTTACTACAAAACTTGATCCATCCTCTGATAATACTCTCTACACATTATTACCAAAAACTGATGTTGCTACTGTTGATCTTAGTGATGCAAGTCTTACAATAAGAAAGACCTTCAGTGTTGACATTACTTCCAATCAACTTTCTTCTCAAATCACTGCTGCAGCAAATGAATCTTTCTTACCATTTGATGAAGAGAGATATGCACTGATTAGATCTGACGGAACTACAGAAGCATTATCTGCTGATAAGATTGAAATCAATACTGCAGGAACTGGACTGAATATTTACGGTCTTGGTTCTAATGATACTGGTGCTACTCTAATTGCATCACTCAAGAAGGTAAAACCAACCTCCAAAATTAAAATTAAGAATAGAGTTAAGACTCTGATCGTTGATAAGTCAAATAACCAAGCATCTGGTATCGGATCTACAACTCTGAATGATGGACTTGATTATGGGAATGGTAATTATCCATATGGAACAAGAGTTCAGGATCATACAATTTCTTTGAATGTTCCAGATGTCATTGAGATTCATGGTATATTTGAATCTGCAGATACAAATAATGCGACTGCTCCAAAAGTTACTCTGTCTGATATTAACAGCACATCTACAACCACTGCTGAACTTTTAGTTGGAGAATCTTTCATTGGTGAAACAACAGGAGCTGAGGCAATTGTTGCAGAAAAACTAACTTCAGGACAAATTTCATTCATCTATAAAAATGATGTTCAATTTGCAGAAGGTGAAACTGTTACCTTCCAAGAGACTGCAATTCAGGGAATTGTTTCCACTTTAAATTCTGACAGTTTTGATATTTCTGGAAACTTCAAGTTTAGAACTGGTCAGGAAGAAACTTTCTATGATCATGCAAGACTTGAAAGAAAAGAGGGATCTGTTGCACCTGCCAAAAAACTCAAAATCTACTATTTGAGTGCCTCTTACGAATCTACTGATAATGGTGACATTACAACTGTAGAATCATATAAGAATTTCGATTATGCAACTCAGATCAAATCCGTAAATGGATTTGCAAACTCTGATATGATTGATATTCGTCCAAGAGTTTCAGAGTACACTGTAGCGGAAGGTGGTAGATCACCACTGGAATTCCTTGGAAGAACATTTAATGCTGCAGGAAACTCTGCAACTAATGCTTTGGCATCTGATGAAGCAATTCTCACAACATTCTCTCATTACCTTGGTAGAATTGATAGAGTCTTCTTAGACAAGAAAGGTAAGTTCCAAGTTGTATACGGAACTCCATCAGAGCTTCCCCAAAGACCAAACCCAATTGATGAGGCACTTGAAGTTGCTGAAATTACTCTGCCCCCATTCTTATATAATGTCAAGCAAGCATCTCTTAGATTCTTAGAACATAAGAGATTTAGAATGACTGATATCAAGAAACTTGAAAATAGAATTTCAAGTCTTGAATATTATACATCTCTCTCTACTCTGGAAACTACCACTGCAAACATGTTTGTTGCAGATGCCGATGGTTTGAATAGATTTAAGTCTGGTTTCTTTGTTGATAATTTTACTGGATTTACACCACAAGAAGACGGACTTAGAATTAAAAATAGTATTGATAGGGCAAATAAAGAGTTAAGACCAAGACATTATACAAACTCCGTTGATCTTATCTTTGGTCCAGTCGTTAATACTGATCCAACAGCAGACCTTAATTTTGCCACTATTGAGGGTAATAATATCAGAAAGGCAAATGATGTAATTACTCTTGATTATAGTGAAGTTGAATATATTAATCAACCATTTGCTACCAGAACTGAAAGTGTTACTCCTTTCCTGATCAGTTTCTGGCAGGGAACGATGGAACTTACTCCTGCTTCTGATACCTGGGTGGATACTGTAAGACTTGAAGCTAAGATCATCGATGTTGAGGGTGATTATACTTCAACAGTTGAGATGTTGAGAAGAACAGAGAATCTTGACCCACAAACTGGTTTTGCTCCTATTGTATGGAATGCATGGGAGACTAACTGGACTGGATTTGAATTTAATGATTCTACAAGAAGGAGAACTCAAACTACAACAGGTGGTAGAAGAGGTGTTGGTGGTTGGATTAACAACTTTAGTGGAGGTTTTGGAAACCCTGCAAGAATTCTTGAAACTACAACTACAACTACTATAGAGGACACGTTAAGAGAAACTATTCAAACTGGAGTAGAATCAAGAACTGGTTTACAGACAGTTGTTACTGAACAGTTTGATAGAGAGTCTGTTGGGGACAGAACTGTAAGCAGAGACTTGATCGCAACTATGAGATCAAGGAACATTGAGTTCGTTTCTAAGAGAATGAAACCATTGACTCAAATGTATGGTTTCTTTGATGGTGAAAATGTAACCAAGTATTGTGTACCTAAACTCCTTGAGATTGAAATGACATCTGGAACATTCCAGATTGGAGAAACTGTAATTGGCAGAATGGTTGATACTGGTCTTGGCCCAGTTGAGAGAGGAAGAAGACCAAGAATTACATTTAGAGTCGCTCAATCAAACCACAGAGAAGGTGAATATAATGCACCTAATCAAGTGTTTAGAGAAAATCCTTATAATGGATCTCCTCTTCCTGCTGTATATTCTGCAACTGCAACAATTTTGAACGTTGATACGTTCTCTCTGTCTAATGAAGCACAAGGTCAATACAGTGGTTATGTTGCAGAAGGAATGGTTCTTAGAGGATCAACCAGCGGTGCTGAAGCAACCGTTACCAATGTAAGACTTGTCTCTGATCTTGCAGCAAATCTGACTGGTAGTTTCTTCATCCCCGATCCAAATATTCTTACTCACCCAAGATTTGAAACAGGAACTAAGGTCTTTACCCTGACCAATGATATTGATAATGATCCAAACGTAGCAACCACAATTGCTGAAGAATCATTTACAGCTTCTGGAACACTTGAAACAGTTCAAGAAAATATCATTTCGGTCAGAAATGCAAGAGTTGAGCAAAGACAAGAATTCCAAGAAAGAAACGTAAACAGAAACCTTGGAACAGAAGTTGTAGGATCTCAGGTTGTCAATCAAACTTCTCAAGAAAATATTGTTGGATGGTATGATCCTCTTGCACAGTCTTTCTTAGTTGAAGAAGAAACTGGAGTATTCGTAACCAAGTGTGATGTCTACTTCAGAACAAAGGATGATAATGACGTTCCTCTGGTGTTCCAACTTAGAACAATGGAGAATGGATTCCCAACTCAGAAGATTCTTCCTTTCTCTGAGATTGTTGTCGATCCTGCAGACATTGATACTTCTGATGATGGATCTGTTGCAACTACGATTGAATTTAAAGCACCAGTATTCTTAGAAGGTGGTCAAGAGTATGCAATTGCTCTTGCATCTAACTCAACCAAGTACAGTGTTTATATCTCAAGAATTGGTGAGAATGATCTTCTCAGTGATACATTCATTTCCAACCAACCATATCTTGGATCTCTGTTCAAGTCTCAAAACGCATCGACTTGGGAAGCAAGTCAATGGGAAGATCTCAAATTTATCATGTACAGAGCTGACTTCCTTGACTCTGGAACCGTTGACTTCTATAGTCCCGAACTGACCGAAGGTAACAGACAGATTCCAACTCTGCTGCCCGATGCAATTGAATTAACTTCCAGAACAATTAGAGTTGGTCTTGGAAGCACAGTTGCAGACTCTGGATATGAACTTGGAAATACTTTCTTCCAGCAAGGAACAAATGCAACTGGAGACTTAGTTGGAACTGCAGGAACTGCTGTTGGCACCCTAACTGTTTCAAATGCTGGTATTGGTCTGACTCCAAATGATGGATCACTTACCTTCACTGGAGTTAATCTTGTAACTCTGACTGGTAATGGTAGAGGTGCTCAGGCTGAAATTACTGTTTCTGATGGAGTAATCGTTGCAAGTGGTGCAACCATTAGCAATGCAGGTGGTAACGGATATCAAGTTGGTGACGTTCTTGGAATCACAACTATCGGTAATGCATCGGTTGGTAGAAACGTAAGACTCACTGTTACTGGTATTGGACAAACCAATGAACTTATCCTTGATAATGTTCAAGGTGAGTTCTCGGTTGGTGCTGCTAAGACTATGATGTATATCAATAGTGCTGGCATTACCACTGAACTCAACTATGGATTACCTGGTGGAGAAGGTGGTGACATTCAAATTTCAACCATCAACGTTGATAATGATGGACTTCACCTGAAAGTTAATCATCAGAACCACGGAATGTATTTCCCTGATAACAGAGTTATCATTTCTGGAGTTTCTCCTGATATCAAACCAACAAAACTGAGTGCATCTTACTCATCCGATTCTACTGGTGGACTGTCTGTTGATAGTGCTACTAACTTCACATCCTTTGAGAACGTTGGTGTTGGAACTACTAATACTGGATATCTCCTGATTGGTGAAGAAGTTATTGAATACACTTCCGTTACTGGCAATACAATTGGAGGAAACATTGTAAGAGGAGACAATCCCATTACATATCCAATCGGAACTCCTGTATTCAAGTATGAACTTGGTGGAGTTAACTTGAAGAGAATTAACAAGACTCATACTCTGAGTGAGGTTTCTATCGGAAACTCGATTACTTATGATTCTTACAATATTAAGTTAGATATGTCTGAGAAGTTTAACTCAGATAACGATGATAGAAGCAATGATGTTGGTTATCCAAAACTATATGTTGGTGCAACTAAGTCGGCTGGTGGAACTAAGATTAAGGCAACTCAAAATATGCCATTTGAGATTATTACACCAATTGTTCAAAATGTGACCACAAGAGGAACTTCTATCAGTGCAGAAGTAAGAACTGTCACTGGTAAGAGTATCAGTGGTAATGAGATTCCTTATGTTGATAATGGATTTGAACCTCTGGTAGTTAATACACCAAACTATCTTGATTCTACCAGAATGATTTATTCTAAGGTAAATGAAGATGAGAAGTTGGGTAATATTGAGGGATCTAAATCTCTTCAAATGAGAATCAACATGGTAACAACTGATTCTCACATTTCACCCGTTCTTGACGGTCAGAGAGTTAGCACCATTCTCACCTCTAACAGAGTAAATGATGTAATTTCTGATATTGCAACAGATTCAAGAGTGAATGGAGTTTTTGATGATCCAACAGCTTGTCAGTATATTTCTAAAGAAATTAAACTGACAAATCCTGCAACTTCATTGAAGATTATTCTTGATGCTCACATCAATGATTATTCTGGAATCAAGGCTTTCTACGCGATAAGCAACAAAGATGGATTCAATCCAATCTTTGTTCCATTCCCTGGATATGCCAATATCAATTCCAGAGGTCAAATTATTGATCCTGCTAACAATAATGGAGATCCAGATGTATTTGTAGGTAAGACTCCTACATTTGGTTTTGATAGTGGATCTGTTGAGTTTAAAGAACACACCTTCAGTGCTGATCAACTACCAACCTTCAGATCTTATAGAATTAAGATCTTACTTACTGGAACAAATCAAACTTATGTTCCAAGAGTTAAAGACCTTAGAGTTCTCGCCTTAGCATAATGCATAAAGTAAAAGACCACGCGGATCTCAGACGGGATCCGCGTACTGGAGCAATATTGAATATGAATTCTTTAGACCATGAAAAATACGTTGCAAGACGTGAAGTGAATAATAAAGAGCATCAAAAGGTACAAACAATTGAAGATGAAGTTGCTAACATGAAGGATGACATTAACGAAATTAAGTTACTATTAAAGGAGTTAATCAATGGATCCAAATGATATTAGTTTAGATAATCTATCTAAAAGTTTTGAATATACTAAGTTAGCAGGTGAAATAGATAGTTGTAGAGACATTGAGCAAATCAAAAATATTGCAAAGTGTTTCTGCAAACTTTATTATAAACAGCAGGAAACAATGTCAGTAATAGGTATTCCAAATGGCAACTAAAAACGTAACCTTTGATCCTGATGCTGGCGTACCAAAGGGCGTAAATTTAACAATCCACACAGGATCAGATTTTACAACTAATTTCAACGTAGTAAATACTTCTAATGCTGCGTTTGATCTAACTGGATATAGTGGTTCATCTGCTATGTCGAAGAGTGTTGCAGTTGGAGCCACACTTGGAATTACTACATCATTTACAGTTGGATTTACCAGTGCTTATGATGGTAAGTTTAAAATCTCTCTTGGATCTACTGCAACAAGAAGTTTAAGCGAAGGTAGATATGTTTACAATGTTTTAGTTAGTTCTGGTAGCACAGTCTATAGTCTTGTAAACGGAAACGTGCTTGTTATCGCAGGAATAACTACAGCGCCATCATAAATACTATCGAGGAATTAGTGTATACATGGCTCAACCAGCAAGTAGGTCGGACCTAATAAACTATTGTAAGAGACAACTGGGGGCACCAGTTTTAGAAATCAACGTTGCTGATGAGCAAATTGATGACCTAATTGATGATGCCCTTCAATATTTTCACGAGAGACATTTTGATGGCGTAACTCAAGTTTTCTTGAAATATAAAGTTACTGAAGCAGATATTAATAGAGGAAGAACAAGAGGAGACAACAAAACCGTAGGTATTGTAACTACAACAGCAGATGCAACAATTGATGGAGCAACGGTAACATTCTCTTTTGAAGAAAATAGCAATTACCTTCAAATTCCACCAGAAGTTATTGGCATCAACAAAATCTTCAAATATGATGGGTCACAAACAGTGACCAATAATATGTTCAGTGTGAAATATCAAATGTTCCTTAATGACATTTATTATTGGGGATCTACTGAACTCTTAACTTATGCAATGACAAAAACGTATTTGGAAGATATGGACTTTCTTCTGAATACTCAAAAGCAAATAAGATTTAATCAAAGACAAGATAGACTTTACTTAGATGTTGATTGGGGAGATGTAACTAAGGATGATTATATCATCATAGATTGCTATCGTCTCTTGAATCCAAATGACTTCACAAGAGTCTGGAATGATTCTTTCCTTAAAAGATATGTAACTCAACTGATCAAAAGGCAATGGGGACAAAATCTAATGAAGTTCCAAGGAGTCAAGCTCCCTGGAGGTGTTGAATTGAATGGAAGACAAATCTATGATGATGCTCAAAAAGAACTTGATGTTATCAGAGAAACGATGTCTAACACTTATGAACTTCCCCCACTGGACATGATCGGTTAAAATTATGCTTAATCCGTATTTTCAACAAGGATCAAGGTCTGAACAAAATCTTATTCAAGACCTAATCAACGAACAGTTGAGGATGTATGGTGTCGAAGTACACTATCTTCCAAGGAAGTATTTGTCTGAAAATACTATCATTAGAGAAGTAATACAATCTAAGTTTGATGATGCATATCCAATTGAAGCATATGTAGATAACTTTGATGGATATGGAGACAATACAACTATCCTCTCAAAGTTTGGTATTCAAGCAACAAATGAAATAACTTTAATTATATCAAAGGAGAGATTTGAGACTTATATTTCTCCTTTAATTAAAAACGAGCAGAACATTAAATTATCAACCAGACCAAAAGAAGGAGACTTAATTTATTTTCCTCTTGGCGATCGTTTGTTTGAAATTAAGTATGTAGAGTATGAAAAACCTTTCTATCAGCTACAAAAAAATTATGTCTATGAACTGAGATGCGAACTCTTCCGTCTTGGTGATGAAGTTATCGATACTGGTATTGATGAGATCGATGACGCACTGATTGGTGGAGATTCCGATGGAGTCACTGAAGATGGAATCTCTACTCTGGTAGGACATTCTCAGACTTTAACCTTGGTTGGAACTGGAGTCACCGCTACCGCAGTGACTGGTATTATTACTTCTGGCGGTCTGAGATTGATCACAGTAACCAATAGAGGTGGAGGATATACAGGAGTACCAAGAATTGGAATATCTTCTGCACCTTCTGGTGGAGTCACTGGTATAGCTTCTGCTCGAATGATCGGTGGAATCGTTGTTTGTAATGACAGCGCAAATCCAAAGGCAAGATCTGTTCAAGCAGTTGATATTGTAAATCCTGGTGCAGGATACACCGTAGCACCTGGTGTTAGATTCATCGGTGGTGGTGGAGCAGGAGCTGCGGCAACAACCAAGATTGGTGATGGTGTTGTTGGAGTTGTTACTCTTACAGATGCTGGTTCTGGATATACAACCTCTCCAACAATCACATTTAGCAACGAAGTATTCTTGTCTGGCGTAACTACAGTGTCTGCTGCAGCAACAGCAGTTGTTGGTGCAGGCGGTACTATCATCTCTGTTAGACTTACTAACGCTGGTTTGGGTTACAGCACGGCACCTACAATTACCATCTCCGATCCAAACATGAGTTCTTCTGGAGACTTTGTGTTCAACGAAATTGTTACTGGATCTGTTAGCGGAACAACAGGTAGAGTCAAAACTTGGAACTCTACTACAAATGCACTTGAAGTTGGTAATGTTAATGGAGAGTTTAGTATTGGAGAGAATATTGTCGGATCAACTTCAGGAGCATCTCATGGATTACTGTCTGCAAGTTTAGATCCCGCCGACGATGGATTTGCAGATAACATTAACATTGAAACTGAAGCAGATTCAATATTAGACTTCTCTGAGCAGAACCCATTCGGTATTCCCTAAATAATCCTTATTATACCGAATAATATCTTAGGGATTCAAAATGTTTGAATATTTTTATAACGAGATATTGAGACGAACCATCATTTCGTTTGGTACTCTCTTTAACTCTATTACGATCAAGCAAACAAACTCTGATGATAACGTCGTCAGTGCTGTTAGAGTCCCTTTGGCTTACGGTCCTACGCAGAAATTTTTAGCAAGACTTGAGCAATCTCCAGATTTGAACAAGTCCACTGCAATGACATTGCCAAGAATGTCATTTGAATTTACTGGACTAACTTATGATCCATCAAGAAAAGTTAGCACAACTCAGCAGTATACTGTAAAAGATCCAGATGATGGATCTGAATCCAAAAAGGTATACATGCCAGTTCCATACAATATGCAATTTGAACTGAGCATCATGACCAAGTTGAATGATGATGCTCTACAAATTGTTGAACAAATACTACCATATTTTCAACCAGCATATAGTTTAAGTGTTGAGTTAGTAGAGTCAATTAAAGAAAAACGTGATATCCCAGTTGTTCTGGAAAATATCACAATGCAAGATGATTATGAGGGAGACTACACCACAAGAAGAGTTCTTCTTTATACTCTGAGATTTACAGCAAAAACATATCTGTTTGGTCCTGTATCTGCAGCAACCAAAGATATCATCAAAAGGGCAACTATCAATTACAAAACAGGAACAGACACTACAAATACAACAAGAGAACTTACGTATTCTGTTATACCAAGAGCAACTAAGAATTACACTGGTGATGCAGCAACTACTCTGGCGGCAGACATTACTAAGACTCTGAAGACATTTGAGGTTGAAGATGCAAGTGGATTGACTGCGAAGACTTATATAGATATTGAAGGTGAGCAGATCTTCATTAAATCTATCACTGGTAATAAGATTACCGTTCTTAGAGGTCAAGATGGTTCTACCATCACAGAGCACCTTAGAGGAGCACCAGTACACCTCATCACTGCTGCAGATAATACATTGATCGAAGAAGGTGATGACTTCGGATTTAGTGGTACGATCTCATAACAATGACAAATAAATTTGACACATTAAATGACGAGTTCAATGTCGCAGGAGACATTGTACAACCTGAAGTTGTTGATAAGAAAATTGAAAAAATAAAAGAGGCCTCTGATGATATCAAAAAAGACTATGACTATACAAGAGGTAATCTTTATAGCATAATCGAAAAAGGTCAAGAAGCAATCAACGGCATTCTTGAGTTGGCACAAGAAAGTGAAATGCCAAGAGCATATGAGGTTGCTGGTCAACTAATCAAAAACGTTGCAGATGCCACTGACAAGTTAATGGACCTTCAGAAGAAACTGAAGGACGTTGAAGAAGAGAAACAATCCCGTGGACCATCAAATGTCACCAATGCGTTGTTTGTTGGATCTACTGCTGAGTTAGCAAAACTGTTGAAGGAAAAGGATAAAAAATGAGCGAAAACTTAGGAGAATTTTTTTCACTCATAGGTAAAGCAAAGAAAGAGAAGGAAGATGAATTCCGATCTCTGGTGGGAGATCTTGACATCGATTCGATGTTTTCTCAAGTCAAGGAGTCGATAAAAGAAGATAAGAAGAAGAAAAAGAAAGAAGAAAAGCAAATTAAGGCTCTTGAGTCCTGGTTGTTTACGGAAACGCAACTTCAAGAAAAGACTGAGGAAGTATCTAAGTCACCTATCGTTGGTGTAGATGAAACTGAATATGAAAAGTGGATTGAAGATGAGTGGGATGAGGAAGAAGAAGTAACTTCAGAAATTGTAGAAGAAACAGAAGAAGAGGAAGTTGAAGATACTGTTGATCATGCACTGAAGATTCTTGAGACAATCAAGTCAAAAGAAGAAGTCAGAGAAAATCTTGAAGATCCAGAGATACTTAAGATTCGTAGAGAACTTGAGTATCTCAAAAATCTTGTTAATGCACAAGGTGGTGGTGGTGAAGTTCGTCTTGAGTTCCTTGATGATGTTGATAGAGATACTGCAAAGGTAGATGGTAAGTTCTTAAAGTATCAAGCATCAACTGGAAAATTTATTGGTGCCGATGCTTCTGGTGGTGGAGGAGATTCTGACTATGCATCATCGGCTGGTATTGCTACCTTTGCTACAACTGCTGGAGTATCTACCAATTCCACAAAATTAAATGATCAAGTAGCATCATACTATCTTGATTATGATAATTTTACTAATACGCCAACCATACCAACTAATAATAATCAGTTGACTAATGGTGCTGGATTTATTACTGCCAGCGATGATATAACAGGAACAGCAGCTGGACTTTCTGGCAGTCCTGATATTGCAGTTCAAAATATCACTGGTGTTGCTGCTACATTTACTGGTGACTTGACTATTGAGGGAACTCTCTCTTACGAGGATATAACCAATATTGATTCTGTTGGTTTTGCAACTTTCCGTAAGGGAATTGAAGTTCAAGGTGCGGGATCTACTACAACAACTTTAAATGTTACTGGAGTTTCTACTCTTGGAATTGTAACTTCCTCAAGTATTTTCTCTACTGGTATTATTACTGCTACCACTTTTGCGGGTTCTTTAACTGGTGATATAACTGGTGACGTTAACGCAGGAATAGTTACTTCATCTACTGTAGTTTTGACCAATGGTTTGATAACGACCGTTTCATCTACAACTACTGCAACAGATCAAACAAGTATTGATAGTTTTAGTGCATCAACTTACAGATCTGCAAAATATAATGTACAAGTCACAAGAGGAAGTGAATATCAAACAACAGAAATTAGTGTTATTCATGATGGATCAGATTCTTATGGTACAGAATATGCAACTATAAAAACTGGTACATCATTAGCAACTTTTAGCACTGATGTTTTTGGAGGAAATGTTAGATTGCTGGCAACACCATCTTCTGCTACATCCACAGTATTTAAGTTATTCAGAACCACAACAGAGGCATGAAAACATTTAAACAATTTCAAGAGTCTTGGTCTAATAAATATAAAAAGAGTATTGACTGTTCTAATCCGAAAGGGTTCTCTCAGAAAGCACA